GGGGGAGCGGCGTATGGTACGCCGTATCTGCGGCTTCCTGCAGGAGTCGGAGGAACTTAACTCCGGGGAGATTAAGATCCCCCTGGGGAAGATACGCCACATTGCAGATGAAGCTCGACTTAACCGTCTTCGAGAGGGTGACCTGTTGGTTCAGTCACTAGTGACTGCTAACAGGCTTTCCCAAGGGGAGTTCCCCAGGGGCAACACCCGACGGATTAAGGAGCTTAAACATCTGTGGCTGGATCGGTTCCGAGAACTCCTTTCCGCCCACATCTTTGGCGGTAGGAAGCAGATAAGCCATTGGTGCTTTTCCATCCGTGAGTATCTCGCGGCTCGGAGTGCTCCGAGGACGGTGCGTCGGACGGCCTGGATGGCCATCCCAAGGCCGAGGCCAAATCCAACTATGACGACTCTTCGTCTGGATCTAGCCTCTTCTTTAAGCCGAGGGATCCCCGACTCTGCAACTCAGAAGGAGTTGGAGAGAGGGGCTATTGAGTCCTTCGCACGGGTTATAAAACCACGACGTCCTCACTGCCCTGAGTTCTTGGGGCGCCTCGGCAGCTGGGTCGAGAAGTTATACCATCGGCACCGACATGACGTCGGTCAACGTGTGGTACTTCCTTCTCTCTCTGGCTGCTACGACGTACCAAGGACTCAAGGAGGAGCATTCCGAGTTCACAGTCAAACTCTGACGGAACTAGCACCAACCGCAGATTCACTCGGGAAACCAGGCGTCAATCCCCTAGCCAAGCTCCTTTCGTTGAAGATGACCGCGAAGTTCCTAGAGGAGAAGATTATCAGCCGCTTGGAGGACTCTCTGACCTTCCTGGTCTTTGATGTCGATGAGGGCACCTCCCAAAGGGAGGTCCCTCTTTCCGTCATCGACCAGGTCGAGGCAGATCCGTCTCACCCAGCGCATCGAGGTTTTTCGACCTTAACACCAGAGGTGTATGCCGATAACCAAGATGCCGTGGGTGGCGTGCTGACAATCTTGATCCCTGAGGTGAAGGCGTTTTACCGCGCATTTTATACGCGTCTTCTGTGTGCGTTCCGGCTCGTGCTCGGCTCGCCGCCAGGATCCATCCCATGGAAGGACCTGGAGGGGCTGGAGCTATGGCCGGAAGCGCGTCTCTCTCCAAGGGCATCTTGGCTGTACGCTAAGTGCCTGGAGATGGATAACGTCTACGCCTATGAGATCCCTCTAGGACTCGAAAAGCTAGCCTCTCTAAGACGGGGTCTCATGCAGAACGCACGATTGTCCCAGGAGGAATCCGCTTCATCCTTCAATAGGGTGAAAGCACACTTGCTCGAGGAATCTACTAAGAGATTCCTTCGAGACTACGGTAGTGGTGTCCTGGATCATTCACCTTGCTCCCTACGCAGCAGAGCTGCCTCGGTTGCAAGCGTGAACCAGGTCCTTCCCGTATTCAAGGTGCTTCCGATCCCTGAGAAGGCAGGGAAGGTTAGGGTAGCGTCTCTGCACGAGGCGGACGAGGTGTTCCTCGCCCGGCAGATTACGTCTATCCTCCTCCCTGTTCTAAGCGGAGTCCCGGAGTGCAGTGCAATGCTCTGCGGTGAGACACCAGTCATTAAGAGATGCTGGCCTCCGAGGCGGTTCGCTTCAACGAAAGGGGTCCTCAGACCCGAGCGCTTGGTCGTGGAGAGCACGGACCTAAGCGCGGCCACCGACCACATGTCGGCTGAGGTGGCGTCGACGATCATTTGCGCGGCGTTAAGAGGGTGTGGAGCACCCTCAACGCTAGTAGAGTGCGCAAAGATCATCTGCGGTCCACATCGAGCTGAGCTCAAT